CCACCTTCTCTATCAAATTTAATATCTACTTCTTTTGCAATATCTTTTTCCAAAGAATGTATATAATTATATTGTCTTTCAACATATACATTAATTTGATAGTATCTCATAGTAAGATATAAAAGAATTAACCATAGCAGACTTTGGATAATTGACATTTGTGCTGAGATATCTATTTTATATTTTTCTTGTATAAGAGAAACTATAACTGCGGATATTGTATCTGCAGAAGTCGCAAAAAGAAACTGTACCGCTATCACAATAAAAACCATTACAAAGAAATGATTTCTGTCATTAAGACTTTCTTTAATTCTCGAAAAAGTTTCTTTGTAATGGTCGTATAACAATTCTGTTTTATCCATAATATTTATGCTTCATTCAAGGCTTTAATAATTGCATCCTGTGTGAAACTCATTGCCCATTTAGCTCCTGATCCCATTAATTCATCAGGAGACTCATATGACTTATCTATTTTTACAGCAACAAGTTTATTTTTGTGCTCTTTACTCTTTGCAACTTCAAAGTTAATCCAATTTTTATATCCTATAGCAGCATGATCTTTGTGCTGTGTATTCGCTTCTTTTCCAACGATTACAAGTGTATATGTAGTAGTATTAATACGTCTTGTCAAACCAGCTTTAATAGTTGGAATATTATTACTTTGAATTTCGTCTGAAGAACAATCCTCAAAAACGAAATCCATATTTTTATTGGCATCCCATGCGTCTAAAAGAAATTTATAATGTTTATCGTTAGTATAATCAAATGAGACAAAAACTTTTTTCTTAGCCATGTGTATATAGCCCCTTTCTTTTCAAATTATATTTTTAATCTTACTACCATATTTAGTATAAGTCAACAATAATCTGGCATAATATGGTATATATTTGGAGGTATTGTCATATGAAATGTAAACATGAATGGTTTGAATTAAATCGTTATTATTACTTAGATTATAATGGATATAGAGTTCTTAAAATAATATATTATTGTAAAAAATGCAAAAGGAAAAAAATCAAAAAGTATTTTTAATATTTTACTGAATATAGGACAATTGGTAGTCCGCTGGTTTTGGGAACCAGACGTTGTAGGTCCGAGTCCTGCTATTCAGACTTCAGACAGTCATCACGGCTGTCCTTTTTAATTGAATAAATAATTTTGAAAATGAAAGGATGGTGCTTATGGCAAGAGCCAAATTAGAACAGACGCAAAAAGCTGTAAGTGCGTCCACTAAAATAAATACCAAGAAAAATGTATCTGTTGATACTACTTCAAAAAAAGAATCCTATAAATGTTGGTGCTGTGGCAGCGAATACACTAAGTTGCAATCTAATTTTACACCAACCAACTTCCCACTATTTAAACATTATGGCTACTACCCTGTTTGCAGAAAATGCACTGATAAATTTTATCCTGAAATGGTTTCATTCTTTGAAGGTTCTGAGGAAAAGGCGATTGAATTTATATGCATGATGTATGGATTGTATTTTAATGAATCTCCCTTAGCAGCTAGTAGAAAAATAAGTGAACACAGAAGCCGTATTCATACATATTCAAGCAAGGTACAAATCAAGCCATGGATCGGATTGTCATGGTTAGATACCCTCAAAGAAAGGTTTGCTAAAGAAAATAATTTAATCGAAACTTATGAAGATATAAAAGATGATAAAAAAACCAAATTGAAAACTGTAAAATTCTTTGGTACAGGTTTTTCAGATGATGATTATCAATATCTTCAGGATCAGTATTCAGATTGGACTACTCGGTGTGAGTGTAAAACCAAGGCGCAGGAAGAAGTATTTAAGCGCATCTGTTTTAAGCAATTAGAAATTTTAAAAGCAAATCGTTTAGGGTTAGATACAAAAGACTTAGACAAAACATTTCAAGACTATCTTGATACTGCAAATTTGAAGCCAAAACAAAATAACTTAGATACTTTATCAGATGCTCAAACTTTTGGTACTCTACTGGCAAAATGGGAAAATGAAAGACCTTTACCTGAAATAGATGAAGAATTAAAAGATGTTGATAAGATTGGTTTATATATAGATGTATTCTTCCGTGGACATTTAGCAAAGATGATGGGATTAAAAAATGGACTATCAAATCTCTACAATAAATTTATTAAGAAATACACTGTAGAACGTCCAGAATATGAAGGTGACGAAGATAACGAAGCATTGTTTGATGCTATCTTCGGTAGCCAAACAGATGATGAATAGGCGATTATATGGCTGAAAGTCGCAAAATGACTACCAAAGAAGTTGCTAACGAAAAAGCGGAAAGAATGATGAACGGAGTCGCTTATTGGGGAGCATTCTACCGTAAAAATCCTCAAAGATTCTGTAAAGACTATCTCAATATACACTTAAAATTATTTCAGAAAATATTGCTGTATGCAATGATGCTTAATAACTACTTTATGTTTTGTGCTAGTCGTGGCTTGGGTAAAACTTGGCTCACGGCTCTTTTTTGTGTTGTTAGGTGTATCCTGTTCCCAGGAACAAAAATATGTGTCGCAAGTTCTACTCGTGTTCAGGCTAATGAGGTTCTGCTAAAAATCACAGATGACTTCTGTAAAAATTATGACTGGGGATCTGACTTACTGAATAATGAGATATCAAATAAATCAGTAGGTCAGAATAATGCCATAATAGAATTTAAAAACGGATCTTGGATTAGAGTTGTTACCGCATCTGACAATGGGCGTGGAGCTAGGGCAAATATTTTGATTGTTGACGAATTTAGAATGGTTGATTTAGATGTAATTAATACTGTTCTTAGAAAATTCTTGACTGCTCCTCGTACACCGGGATATTTAAACAAAAAAGAATATGAACACCTTGCAGAACGTAACAAAGAGATATACATGTCAAGCTGCTGGTACAAGTCGCACTGGAGTTTTGACAAAGCAAAAGCATATGTTGTGAACTTTCTTGATGCTACCAAGAAGTATTTTATATGTGGACTCCCCTATCAAATTGCTATTAAAGAGAATTTGTTATCCAGAGAACAGGTTGAGGATGAAATGTCTGAAGCTGATTTTGATGAAACAAAATTTTCGATGGAAATGGGATGCTTCTGGTATGGCGATACTGGTGATGCTTTCTTCTCATTTGATGATGTATCAAAACGCAGAAAACTTAAAACAGCAATGTATCCTCCGTCTTCAAAATATAAAGTTCCTGATTTGGCAATAAATGAAAGGCGTATTTTATCTGTTGATATCGCACTAATGGCTTCTAAAAAGAAAAAGAACAATGACGCAAGTTCCATTATGATTAATAGCTGCATCCCTACAGGGAATAATAATTACATTTCTAATATAGTATATGCAGAAAACCATGAGGGGCTGACTACTGATGAACTTGGATTGATAGTCATGCGATTATATTACTCTATGAAATGTACAGATATTGCAATTGATACAAATGGTGTAGGACTTGGCGTATATGACTTCATTATTAAGGATCAGTTAGATCCAGATACGGGAGAAACATTTAATGCTCTCTCCTGCTGTAATAATAAAGATATGGAAGAACGCTGTAAGGTTAAAAATGCTCCAAAAGTTGTATGGTCTATTAAGGCTAATCAGTCTTTCAATAATGAAATGTGTACTATGTTAAGAGCTGGTTTTAAAAATGGAAAAATCAATTTGTTAGTGTCTGAATTTGAAGCTGAAGAAATATTAAGAGATAAAATAAAAGGATTCTCTAGGTTATCTATCTATGAGCAGACTGATAAAAAGATGCCATATATTCAAACCACACTTCTTATTTACGAATTAATAAAGTTAAACAGTAAGATAAATGGCAACAATGTAAAGATTGAAGAACAATCTGGAGAACGCAAGGATAGATATAGTAGTCTTGGCTATAATTATTGGGTCGCACGTCAAATAGAGATTATGCAAAAACCAAAGAGCAGCAAAAATGTCCATTCTACTATCCTATCAATGGCACGTAGACCATCTATAGTAAGATCATACTAAATTTTCACAAGTCACAAAA